GTATAAACAATATACAACAAATGAAACTCTAAATAAGGTATTAAATGAAACTGTTGGTGGGCTTCCACAAGGAAATGGTCAAGAATCATATCCAACTATGGGTGGTGGAACATATGATACTTCTAGAATAACTGAGTTGGCAGGACACGGAAAGTCAGATCAAGAAAAACGAGAAATAGGAGCAGTACAATCTATAAAATCAAGAGGTGTTAACGTTGCAGATGTTCCAGATCATGTAACAAACGCATTAGTAAGAGATTATAGTTCTTTAATGAAAAAATTTGATACATAAAAGTGGGGATAGTAAATGTCTAGTATTAAAGAAAAAAATTTAGATCCAAATACTTGGATGGGACTTAGTTTTCCATTAGGTAGACATGATGGTGGATTTTTTAAGCAAACTCAAACTTTACTTGAACAAACTAAACATAATATTAAAAATTTATTGTTAACTGTTCCAGGAGAAAGAGTTGGCCAACCCACTTTTGGATCATTATTACACCAATCAATATTTGAACCTATGGCAGATGAGGGAACGTGGACTGAAGAAATATCAACTTCTATTACTGAAGCTATAAATATTTGGTTGCCACACGTTACTATAGGAACTTTAAATGTCACTTTTTCTGATAATATAGTAAAGGTTGATATAGAGTTTAGTGTTGTAGTAGATCCAGGAGTATATAGTGATTTAACTTTGAATTTTGATTCTTCAAGGGGGGAATTAGTATATGGAAATGAAGTTGAATAGTAAATAAAAGGGGAATTGGAAATGGCGTATAACCAGAGTGCAGATGTAGTAAAGGAAGTAAAATATTTAAATAAGGATTTTGCATCACTTAGAAATCAATTAATTGAATTTACAAAAATTTATTATCCTAACACATATAATGATTTTAATGAAGCATCACCAGGTATGATGTTTATTGAAATGGCATCATATGTTGGAGATGTTTTATCTTATTACATAGATGAACAATTTAAAGAATCTTTATTAGCGTATGCAGAGGAAAGAAAAACTGTATTTGAAATGGCACAAGGTTATGGATACAGACCTAGACTTAGCAGTCCATCTGTCGGTAAATTAGATGTGTTTCAAACTGTACCATCAAGTGGAAGTGGAGAATCGGTCGCTCCTGATATGAGATATGCGTTAAATCTTTTAGAAGGACTTGTTGTTAAATCAACCACTGGTACTGAATATAGAAGTGTTGATAACTGTAATTTTAAAAGTTCAGGTTCATTTGATCAAACAGATGTAACTATTTTTGAAGTAGATAACGGAGGAACTCCAAGTAAATATTTACTTAAAAAATCAATACAAGTAAAAAGTGGAGAAACATCAACAGAAACTTTTGATTTTGGTTCTGCAGTTAAATATAATAAGGTAACTTTATCTAATCCTAATGTTATAGAGATTTTAAGTGTTACAGATAGTGATGGAAATATTTGGAAAGAAGTTCCATTTTTAGCACAAGATACAGTTTTTGAAGAAGTGGAAAATACATCAACCAATGATCCAGAACTATTTCAATTTAATGAGACAGCTCCGTATTTATTAAAATTATTAAAGACTCCATATAGATTTACAACTTTTATTCGTCCAGATGGTAGGAGTGAAATGAGATTTGGAGCTGGAGTTTCAGATAATCCAGATGAAGAAATAATCCCAAGTCCTGGAAATGTAAACGCTGATATTTTAACAGGTGGTGCTACTAGGTTAGATAGTTCTTTTGATCCTACAAATTTTTTAAATACAAGAACATATGGATTAGCTCCTTCTAATACAACATTAACAGTTCAATATTCATATGGTGGTAGTATTAATGATAATGCAGCTGCAGGAAGTATAATTAATTTTGGCAATGTTGTTTATGGAGAAGTTCCTCAGTCACTAAATGCGAGTTTAGTTCAGGAGAGTAAAAACTCTGTAGCAGTAATTAATCCAGAACCAACAAGTGGTGGTGGAGGCCCAGAAACAATTCAAGAAGTTAAAAATAATGCTCTTAAATATTTTCAGTCTCAAAATAGATGTGTTACAAAAGAAGATTATATAATTCGTGTTTATTCTTTGCCTCCAAAATATGGTAATGTTGCTAAAGTATATATTGTTCAAGATACTCAACTTGAAGGTGGAATGCAGACACAAGTTAGTCCTGGAGTTTTTTCAATAGATCCAAGTCTTATTAATGAGGATGATATTCCATCTGGCCCTTCAACTCCACCAATAGAAACAGCAAATCCATTAGCATTAAATATGTATGTTTTAGGGTACACACCATCCAAACAGATAGTTACTGTAAATCAGGCAGTAAAGGAAAATGTTAAAACATATCTTGGACAATATAGATTGATTACTGATGCTGTTAATATTAAAGATGCTTGGGTTATTAATATTGGGGTTAAATTTACAATTATTACGAAGTCTGGATATAATAAACAAGAAGTAATTTTAAGATGTATTAATAAAGTAAAACAATTTTTCGCCATTGATAGGTGGCAAATTAATCAGCCTATTGTTCTTGTAGATTTAGCACAACAAATTTCTTTTGCTGAAGGAGTGGCCGCGGTTGTTCCTCCAGAAGCTAATAATCCAAACAGTTTGCCAGTAGTTGTATATAATAAATATAAACAAGTTGATGGGTATTCAGGAAATATTTTTAATATACAATCATCTACAAAAAACGGAGTAATTTATCCCTCTGTTGATCCAGCTATATTTGAACTTAAATTTCCAAATCAAGATATTGAAGGCAGGGTTAAAGGAGATAGTACAGGAGGAGAGAGCTAATGCATTATTTTGAATATGCAACCAAAGATACAACATTATACGAATCAAGTGCAAGTATGAATAGTGGATTAGATGAAATTCTTGAAATACAAAAAATAGGTAGTAGTTTAGAAGAAATAATTACAGTTTCTAGAGCACTAATTAAATTTGATTTAACAGATATTTCTTCTTCGGTATCTAATGAAACTATAACTAATCCAAAATATTATCTTAATTTATACGACGCGGGTTCAGAAGCATTAAACATAGAACAAACCTTATATGGATATCCAGTTAGTCAAAGTTGGGATATGGGATCAGGAAGGAGTGATTCTAATCCAGTAGTTGCGGAAGGAGCAAGTTGGACATACAGAGATAATGATGATACCGCAACTGCTTGGACAGGAAGTATTATTACTTCTGTAGGAAATGCTTATGCAAGTGGAACTTTAACAATTAATGAAGGCGATTATACGAACCAAGAAGTTATTATAGATGGTGTTGGTTTTGCATTTGTAAGTGGTTCTACTGAAGTATTTACTAATAGTGCTACACAATTATTTGTAGAGTCAGGTTCAACTACTGGTAGTTCTGTTGGAAATTTAAAAAATGTAATTAATAATAACAGTTCTATTCATGGATTACCGATAGTGGCAGGTGGACATGGTATCGATCCTGATTATTTAACATTAACTGGTAGTTCAGCTGGTACTATTGCAAATTTATCAGCAGCATCATCGTCAGTTTTATTTACATTCGGTGGAGATGCAACAAAAGCATTAGAAGGTGGAACTAATGCAACTACAGCTACTCCTCTTGGTGGTGGTACTTGGTATGTTGGAAGTGGATATGAAGCTTCTCAATCTTTCAATCATGAACCATCAGATTTAAGAATGGATGTAACTGATATTGTTAATAAATGGGTAGATGGTACAATTCCAAATGAAGGATTTATGTTAAAAAGAAGAGGTAGTATGGGAAATACAAATACTAATCTTGAAGAAGGTAATATGATTCATTATGGAAATTTTAAATTCTTTTCAAGAGAAACACATACTGTTTTTCAACCAAAATTAGAAGTTGAATGGGATGATTCTACTTGGACAACGGGGTCTTTATCTGCACTTTCTAATACTGATGTTGAAGATATGATTCTTTATATGAAAGGGGTTAGACCAGAGTATCAAGAAACTTCAAAGACAAAGTTTAGGGTAGTTGGTAGAGAAAGATATCCAGTTAAAACATTTTCCACCACATCAGATTATTTAACAGTAAAGACTTTACCAAGTGGTAGTACATATTATTCTATTAGAGATGCACATACGGAAGATGTTATTATTCCATTTGGTAGTGGTTCAAAGGTAAGTTGTGATTCAACAGGAAATTATTTCAATTTGTGGATGAACGGATTGCAGTCCGAAAGATTTTATCGGGTACTTTTTAAAGTAGTTAGTGGTAGTGGAACTGCTGGTGAAACCGTTCAATATTTTGATGAAAATTGGACATTTAAAGTTTCAAGATAAATTATGCCGTATACTTTAAAAGAATTAAAAGATAATGAAGCTTGGACAAGCATGAATGATGCAGATGCAAGGGAATATGAACTTTTATTACAAGAAGCTATAACTAATTTAAATATTTCTGGATCTGGTGATCCAAATGTAGCTCCAACTTTAAGAGATGAAAATGGAGTTGTACTTTCATTTGAGGATCGTAATACAGGAGATGCTCTTGATCATCCAAATCAATACATTACAATTAATAAAATGTCTGAAGAACACACTAAGGATGACAAATTTGATAAGGTTATAGATAATATATTTAAGAATGTAGTTGTGGTAGATCCAGAAACAGGAGAAGTTTTAAGTGGAGTTTTAACACGACAAGAACATATAGCAGCTATAGATCAATCTGTTTCAGAAGCAGTTACTGAATCACAAAGGGAAGCAGATTTAACTTTAAATCAATCTTTATTGGAAGCGAAACAGGAAAGAGACCAAGCAGTTGCTGTATCGATACAAAATACTAAGATAGAAACTGAAGCTGATATTAGGACAGAGTATGAATCTATTGTTGCTGAATTAGAAGCTACTATAGACGAAGAATTCGCTTTAACAATACTTTCACAACCAATGGATTGTTGGGCAGAATGGTTAGAATCTTATGATGTTGTAGTTGATTCTGAAAGTCCAGAATTTTATCCAAATTCAGCTGAAGGTGGACATATAATATGTGAAATTAGGGTTAGTGGACAAACACCAAGTTATCAATGGTATCATAATGAAATTGAAATCGAAGGAGCTACTAAGCCTAAATTTGAAAAATTAAATGCAAAATCAGATTCTATTGGAACTTATGTTTGTAAAGTTTGGAATTCTGGAGCTGAAGTTTGGTCAGAACCAATAGAATGGACATCAAAGGATTAATAAATGGCAACATTACCGACTATCTCACTTAGGGCTCCAGTTGGAGGAGAAACATATAATGTAGGACAACGAATAGTACCAAAATGGTCAACTAACAGACTTCCTACTGGAGTTGATAGTTCAACAACTGCATATGTTGAACTTTCTATTTGGAGACAAGATTTACAAGAATGGATTGTACGAAATAAAGGTACTCATAATGATGGTGCATTGAGTGGTGGAGTATTATTGCCAAGTGATTATCCAGAAAGAAGTGATTATAAACTTAGAGCTAGAGTTATAAGAATAGGAAGTGCTGGTCCAGTTTTACCAGACCGTGGTGTACAGATTGAAGATATATCTGAAGTTTTTTCTATAAATGGAGGTCCTATAGTTGAGGATATTATAGAAGATCCTCCAGCTCCACAAAAAGCAGGTTCAGTTCCAACAGGAGTTAATGGTAATAATGAGGTATTGATATCAATACTTTCAGCTCCTTCAGGACAAACTCTTGCAACTCAACATCAATTACAAGATGAACCTGTTACCTTTTCAGTAAATGCTGCAGAACCATTAATTACTGGAGTAATACAAACTCCACTTGAACCTTCAATACAGTTTCAAATAAAGGGTGTTTCTGATGATGATTGGATGGGTCCAGGGGGGCCTTCGGAGCCAAATCGTTGGTTTGGTGATGGGGGAATTGGACAGGCTGGTAATCCAGAAGCTGGAATTGAAGGATTGAGGATGCGGTTAAGGAAATGTCCTGGTGCAACCATTGAATATAGAGTTTATAGTATAGACCTTGGGTGGCAGGATTGGGTTAAAGATGGAGAACCTGCAGGATACATAGGATTAAATAGATACATATCTGCATTTCAAGCTAGAACAACAAATGCTCCACAAGATTTTGAAATTTCATATCGAGGTATGTTTAATAGATTATATGGTGGAGATACTTGGTCTGAATGGGTAATAAGTCCTACGATAATTGGGTTGCCAGATTCGACTCGATTTGGGGAACAGTTAGATTCGGAAGGAAATATAACAACAGCTGGACAACCAGCGAGATTGGAAGCAATATCATTTGATTTGGTAAGACTTACCGAGGCATTAGCAACTGAAGAAGAAGATGAATAAAATGAAAAAAAATATTAAAATAGAATGGGGTGGTAGTAAAAATACTACAATTCTTAAAATGTTAAGAGAAGTCGGGCCAGGCCAGAGTTCTCCAGGTATACCAGAAAAAATTGTTAAGCGTCCTAAAGTCATTGATAAAATTCATAAGATAATAAAAGAAGGTGAACCTGCAGTTGAAGTGATTTCTCCCCGCTTAGGTGCAGTTATAGAAGAAGAACTAATTGATCCAGGAGTTGAA